TCAACTGACGCAAGTTCGTCAGCGTCCATTGCAGTAAAACCAAAATCGTTGTATTCTATACTCATAGTATTATTTAGTAAACCTATCCATGTCTCTGAGTGTTTCTTTATCACTCTGAACTGACTGGTAGTTTGCATGTGCTTGTAGTGTAATGTCTGCAATCTCATAATCGGGATATGAAGTTATGAGTTTATGAATCAATCCAGCAACGTCTTGGTGTTTAACACTAGGTAAACTTTCGTCATTAAGAAGACCAAGATTAAGTGTGGTCATTTTATATCTCTTATTAGAATTGTAATGTAGATTGTTTGCAAGGTGATTGAGTTGTGCTTTCTCACTTGCATACTCATAACCTTTTGATATGTTTGGTTGAGCTGCACGACTGGATATATTGATTATGAATTTTGTCTTCTCACCTTCCCATGCTCTATGTGTAATACCAAGTATCTTTGCTTGGTCTTGGTGTGCAAGATTGATTAGAACGTCACAAGGTCTATGACCATTGTATATCCAACAGTTCTCTCTGTTCATTGTAATGTCTTCAACCCTAATCGGAGTCACTTCAATTGTTTGACCTCTGAAAGGTGTTGCTTCAAGTGTGTCTTTTATAATCTTTGCAAGACCACTAGTTCCTGTTATTGCTACTCTCATAATATTCCTTAACTATATCAAATGACGGTTTTCCAAATAGTGAACCGTCTACACTACACTTATTACAAGGGGACTTACTACGGTCTCCCTTCATTAATCTTTTTCTAATCTTTGTCATAGGTTTAGAGAACCATACGTCATGTAAAGACATAGTCAATAGATTACCTACGACATGTTCTCTTCCCCAATCGTTAGAACAGAACAATACGTCTCCGTTCCAATCAACAAACATTTTATAGAATGGATAGTGACATGGTTTACCTTTTAGGTTTTCTATAGTGTCGTCTTCAACACCTACCCAATCCACTACACCACTTCTATTATTTAGTATCAATCCGTGTTTTTCAAAATCACCCCAATGCATTCTGAACTTATACATGTCTTCTCTTATACGAGCTTCTGACATCATAGTGTCGAAGTGTTCCATTTGTTCTATCCCGTCATAGAGATTTATATACAGTTGGTCAAGTCCACACTTAAATAATCTAGTCACATAATCAACGTCTAGTTTATCTCCATTAGTATTACACTCTATTGTTGCAGTCGGTAGATTAAAGTTAAACGTTCTTACGATTTGTATAAAGTCGGGGTTAAGTAAGTTCTCTCCAAATCCACTAAAGGATATCTTACCCGAGAACTGATTGTCTGCAAGTTCTTCTGCAATAGTTTCTGCACCTTTAACTGTTAAGTGTAAGTTTCTATTTGGGAAAACCTTTGGGTCATGTCTTGGACAAAATACACAAGTCCTATTACAAAGTTCTGTTGTGTTTATCTCTATAGTAAGAATAGAATCTAGTGGACTACTTCCTCTTATCTGACTGAAGTGCTTCTTCTCTTGTTCTCTCCTATGTTCAAGAAAATCGAATTGGTCAACAGCTGTAATTGGGATATTTCTTTGTTCCATGGTTTAACTGAGACTACACTTGAGGTGTCTCTCTGTTCCTGTATCTTTTTCACTTTGGTATTCATAACGAATTTTATCTCCTATTTTGTATGACGGGTGATTTATCACAATGAACTTAGAACATGTTAAGTCGTCTAACAATTCACTGGTAGGACAACCACCAATCTTATAATAATATGTAGGGGTTTTTATTGGGTCACCTTTGGGTAAGGATAGACATGAAAGATAGAGATTATCTTCTTCCCAATAAACATTTATTTCGTCCTCAAAAAGAATACCAATCTTCATTGCATATTCGTAAGGAATCTCTAATCGGACTCCTTCGATATTTAACTCAGATTGATATCTTGGACTTACTGGTTGTATAGGTTTAACTTCTGAATTTTTAGAAGTATCCACCGTCCCGTCTATCAACATTGTCGTCTTCGTCCTTTACTGTTTCAGTTGCACTTACGAATTCGTCTGACTCTTGAAGAGACTGGATAAGTGTTTCGGTTTGTTCTGCAATTGATTCAATCATATCTTCTTTAGTGTCTTTTGTTGACACTTCAAAGTTTAAATTCTCTGCAGTTTCTTGTATTTTCTTTTTGGTCATTCCCCTTAGTTCGTCTGCACTAGGGATAACTAATTCTTCAAACTCTTCTTCTTGTTCTACTGCATTATCAATTTTTTGTTGAACAGCTTCTAACATTTCCTCTTCGGAATCATAGGTGTTTATCTTCTGTTCTTTAACTTCTGCTTCTACACTATCACCACTTGTCAATGTTTTTCTAGGCATGTTTGTGGAAGTAATTGGAACTGCACTTGGTTTTGCATAAGTAGGTTCTGTTTTAGTATCCTCTTCTGCAACTCTGAGTTCGTCACTTCTTTGACTTGCTTCTAATGGGTCAAGTAATACTCTCTCCCTTCTAGAAACTTCTGTATGTGGTTCTTCTGTGACTGGTGAACCGTTTGCGTCCCAACCTTCTAATGCTTCGTCTACTTCTCTATCAGACTCTACTGTCCCGACTGGTTCTTCAAACGATTGATTGAATTGTTCTTCGTCAATTAAGTCTTGTGCAACTTGGTCTAGTTCATCTTCCTCTGATTGAGATTCTACTCTGTCAACTTCTTCTAAGAATGCTTCTATACCTTTTGCATCTTCGGGAACTGGTAATTCGATTGTAATGGTTTCGTCTTCTATTGGTAAATCAAATCCGTCTTCCTCTGTAGACTCATTACCAAATACCATTTCTTCGTCTTCAACTTCTGTTTCAGTTTGGTCTTCCCACTCTGAGATTGCTTCTTTTGTTTCTTCAATCCTTGTTTGAAGTTCTACGTTTTGAGTTATCGGTTTAACTTCTGCAACACTTGGTTCAGATTGTTCTACTGGTTCTTCGGGATTGAGAAGTCTAGCCATTTGAAATGCTTTAGACGTTGCTTTTGGATTTCCCTGTTTACCTTTTTGAATTTTGGTTTCGGGTATTGTGACTCCATGTTCTTGTGCTAGTGAAGCAGCTTCTTCTGCAGATAACTCAACGAAACCGTCTTGGTTCAATGCACCTTGTTTAACACCAATGACACCGTCATTGTTTAAGTCCATGTTGATACCATGTGACGCAAGTATTGCTTCTAGTTGTGCAACTTTAAGTTCTGCGTCTTTTCTTTGTTTACGTTGGTCACGTATCTTATCAGTTAATTGTGCTTTCTCTGATTCAATTGCAGCTTCTTTTGCAAGTCTATCTTGTTCTTGCAATTGGACTATTTGTTTTTGTGCATGTTCAACAGAATTGTTATAGTTTGTTAAACCTGTTTGAACTTCATTCCTAACTGCAATAACAGCTTCGAGTTCTTCTAACTTAATTAGACCACTCTTTAAATGTAATTCTAACAGTGTGTTTACTGCCGAGGCAGACTGAGGTGCAATACCTATCTGATAATTTGCGATACGTTGTTGAACTTTTTCAAGTTCAGTAAGTTCACGGGGTGCAACCTGTTCACTTGCAAATGCTGATTTATTCTCTTCCATTATATAACTCCATGGAGTCCTACTCGACTAGAAAGTTTACACATTGGAAAGTGTTTATACTTCCCATAATTTATATGTATAGTCTCTGAGGACACTAATATTTATTTAATTAATATGTTCGGGAAAGGCTTTTTGTGCAATATCTTTAGTGATATTTTTAAACGGCCAATGACCGTCTTTTACCAAATCCATTAACTCTGCTTCTTTAGCAGGTATCCCTTCTAACAGTTGAATCCACATTGTCTCTCTACGAGTTGGTGCAACTTCTTCTGTCACAAAGTATTTAAACAACCTTACTTCAAATCTAAGACTTGTTTGTGCAAGGTCTGTCGCAGGTGCATCGTCTTGATTGTAAGGTGTCTTACCTTCGGGTAGTGTCGAGTTAATGTTGTCGTCAAATACCCATTGCAATAAAAATCTTACTGCACCGTTTCTGTCATTAAACACTCTAAGACCATTGACTGCATTGTCTTCATTCTCTTGTGCAACTATATCTGCTTGACAAAGAATTTCATACACGTCTGCATCTTTGGTTAACTCTTTTCTTTCAGTAATGAGTTCTATCTTAGGTTTGTTGGGAGCTCCTTTTGGTCTACCCCTTCCTCTTTTTTTTGTTTCCGTCATAACGAAAAATCTCCTATGTTATCTAACAACTCATTTAATCTATGAGTTCTTAGGTAGTCAAACACTTTACCTTTTACTGGTGCAGTGTTTTCAAATTCACTTAAAATTCTATCTTCAATATCCTTTGGGATAAATTCGAAATCAATTAATGTTTGATTTCTTAAATAGTTCCTGTAGTATTTATCGTCATTTTCAATCGATATTCTGAGATACTTATCTTTGATTGGTTTACGTAATGGTGTCTGTCTAATACCTTCTACCATACAATCGTCACTGGATAAGATATTAGGAATCCCGTCTGACTTATCTCCAGTGAGAATATGTTCTCTTAAGAATAAGTTGGGGTCTTCACATACTACTTGTTTGTTTAGGTTTGGTGACCATTGTGCAACATGGTCGAAT